TCATTTAGCATCAACATCCTTTTTCATAATTTTTGTGTGGTCAAATAATCCACTTGCTGATAGACCAATGATGATTCCTTGAAATACATTTGTTTTGATATCTCCATCCAAAAATAAAACGCCTAGCACAATGCCAAGCGTTAAATTTAATAACGGAACATATTTTGTTTGTAATCCAATTGTTTTTACGATTTGTGAAAGACCAACTACAATTCCAATCATTACAGCTAAACTAACCATTACATACCACCCCCTTTCATTAAGAAAGTGAGAATACCGCCAATAATTCCACCAACTATAAGTCGTAAAATCCAGGTAGTATTGGCGCTGATTTTATCTAACTGTTTGTTGATATTAATAATGTCTTTTTCGTTCCCTGTTGTTCGTATTTCTAAACTTTTCACTTCTAATCTTATTTCCTTAATTTCTTGCTTGATTTCTTGAACATCACTTCTTACTTCTTGTAATCCTTCCACCTTAACCACCCCTTTTTAGACAATAAAAAAAGACCAGCTTATAGCTGCTCTGGTTTCTTATTTATTAATTGTTGTAGTAATAATTCTTCCAATCGGGCTATCCGATCTTCCTGACTAGCTACTTGTGATTTTAGACTAGCTATTTCTATCTCCTGTTCCTGTACTTTTGTATCGACTTCTTGTAAACCTTTAATTCCAATGGATGCGTATGAATACAAGTGAATTCCTTTCCCGCTTTCATCCACAAACATTTCATCACATTCATCTACAATTAAACCGTAGTATGTTTTAATATCTTCTGTTGTTAATGGTGGATCATTAGGATTTCTCTCTTCTCTCATCCGGTATAGTTCATTTACCGCATTCTTATAATTAAATTGTCTAATTTTAAGACTTCTAATTTTTTCTAAGGCGGAAAAAGAAATGTCACGGATATTAGATTTATACTCCCGTAATGAGGGAGTCATAAAATTCCCTTGAACAGCGCCCCATCCATTTTGAGTAACAGATGATTTCAGTTGGATAACTCCTGTATATCCTGATGCACGGCTATTACGTATAGTTACATTAGGTAATCTTAAATCAGACTCTGTACTATTATCTTCAACGACTAACGAAGTTTGATATAATCCAGTTTTTCCTCGTCTAAAATACCAACTCCCATTCCCTGCATAAAACACATGGTAATCATTAGCGTTTAGAACACTTAGTCCATTCCTTTGCAACTCCCAATACACAGATTTTTGGACTGAACCATCTACTATGCTATCGCTAATACCAATGCTCGCATAAGCTCCTGACCATCCGGCGCCTGCTTGAGACATAAATAAAGCGCCTGCTGGAGCACTAGTCTTTTCATCTGTTCCTAAAATAAAAGTTGGTTGTACGGAACCATCTGTTCTTCTGTAATGTCCTAGGAATGATCTAGCAACCCCTTTTTCATAGAGACGTATAAATTGGTCATCTAAGCTTACGTAGTTATCTGTATTTGATGTTCGAATTTGGCAACCGCTCAGCAATCCAGCTTTAATCCACTCAGCATTAACTTTACCAACTAAGTCTATTCGTGCAGCATTTAACCTAATGTTTTCTTTACTCATGTTAAAAGCTGCGATTACACCATTTTCTTTTACAGATATGCTAACGCCCTTTTCTGTTAGCTGAAGGCGTGATTCCATATCTCTTACATAAGAGTCTGTAGCAAATTGTCCATCAGCTTGTGTCTTTGTATATACTTCTGTCTTTTTTGCTGCGGCATTGATACCCTGTTCATTGATAGTAAGACGATTGTCAACAAGAGTCATCTTCTGGTTAAATTGCTCAGTTGCAAGCTTATTAGCTAATTCATCTAATAAATCTTGTTTATTCTGATTCACCGTTTGCTTCAACTCAGGGATCTTAAACCCAGCAACATAATCTTCTACTTGTTTAAGCTCAACTTTTGCTCCAATCGCGGTTGCCTGCTGTTCAAGTTTTGTATTTGCTTCAGTAAGCTTTTTTCCTTGATCGGATACTACATTGTTTAAATTACTTACGGTAGAAGATAATCCAGTTGCTGTTTGTTCCACATTAGACATGCGCTTTTCAAATCCAGCTTGGCTATTTTGAACATTTGTTACAGTAGTTTTTACACCATCCACACTTTTTTCAATCTCGGTTGTTTTAGATTGAAAAATACCTTGTGTTACTCCATCTTCTGGAGCGAGATTCCAAGATTCAATTAAGTCACCGAATGTAACCATTATTCCAGTGAACGTTGCATCGATAGTAGTTGTGTCAGCGGTAGCTATATTTACACGTACTTCTTTTAATTCACCTGTATATCCAGTTGTATCAAATGGTATAGAAATCCTAATCCATCCATTAGTTACTTCTTGTTGTTTTAAAATGGCATAATATTGTTTTTCTGTTCCGTTTTGATCATAGGTGAATCTCATATATAAACGTGGATAATCTGTACCAGGTGTAAAACTTGATACATTTATATAACAAGAAGCTATCCCCTTCTTCTTTTTAAACACGTCTGCGGGTAACTTCTGATAAACAAAAGCTTTATTACTTGTTATTTGTAAACCTTTCTTAATAGCTGAGGCTTCCAAAATATTCACATCTACAAATTTAAAAAGAGTTGCATTAGTAATTCCAATCCAAGAATTTGTACCATTCGAAAAATCAGAGTTAATTACATAGTTTCGAACATTAACTTCCCTTGTCTCTAAATTTGTAAGTTTTTCGGTGATTTTTCCAGCCTTCTCTTCTATTTCAGTAGTTGTTTTCTTTAAATCATTTGTTGTTTTCTTTAAATCATTTGTTGTTTGCTGTACATCAGATATCGTCTTTTTCGTACCTTCCACATTAGACTCAACTGTATTTAGCTTATTACTAATTACAGTATCTTTTTTTGTTAACGATTCAATAGAAATTTTAAATTCATCTGCGGTTTGCTCTGATTTCGTTACACGTTCTGTAAGCTTTCCTTGTTCGCTTTGTATATTTGAAACGGATGTTGTCACACCATTGATATTTTTCTCTATTTCAACTGCTTTTTTAGTAAATTCACTGTTTGTTAGCTGATCTTCAGGAGCTGGTGACCATGTGGAGAAAACAGTTCCTTCAGCTAACTTTGTGCCGGTAATAAACATTTCACCAGTAGTCTCTTTATTTTTTGTTGTTCCGAAGTAAATGCGAGCTTCACTGGTCGTAAATTCTACCTCTAATTTAAAATGATGCCATTTCCCATCTGATAAGTCTTTAGGTAAATCCACAATCTTATACTTAGGTGAAGTACTTCCATCACGTACTCCAATTGCCATATTTAGATTACTAGACTTAAAGAACGCTGAAATAATATATTGACCAGGTGTTACTTTAATATCTCTCATAAACCATAAATCAGCTATATTGTTTGTTCGCGTTAACTTTCCACAATATGCAAACTCAGGTATATCGGCAGCTTGTTCCACAGCACCGTTTCCACTTTGTTTATCCCATATAGTCCAACCCGTAGCATCACCCGTACCAAAGTTTGAATTTGTAATTACATTACGTCCCGCAACTTTAGCGTTGTCAAATTTCGATGTGACTTGTGACAATGATTCTTTTGTCCCTTCAGCCATTTGTTTCGTTTCATTCACTGTTTTTGTGACTTCTACTACATTATTAGAAAGAGTTTTCAACTCTGACTTTTCAGCTTTCTGTGTAATAGCTTCATTTGTTTGGTCGATGGAAGTATTGATATCCTGGAATTTCTGTATGTTTCCCTGTTTATCAGTTTCATAAACTTGTTTGCCGATAAAACCATCTTTAATTTCATCTTTCGTATAAACGCCTGATTTATCAGCCTTATCTTTTAATTGGCTGTTAATCCATGTCTGGTCCACTTTGTTATTAACTTGCTTTTGAACATCCACTATTTGCCCAGCTATTTCTTGTGCTTTACCTTCCACACTTTGAACCTTTTGATTTAACTCTGTTTTTGTGGACTCGATATCTTTACTTACTTGTTCTAAAGTTTCTTTTTTTACAGATTCAACATCAGGTACAACCGATTCCCACGCTGTGCCTGTCCATATTTTTAAAATACCGGGCTTTCCGTTACTAATATCACGCCAAAGCGTTTTATAAGGTTTTAGACCTGTTGTTGGTGGATTTTTGGATTCTATAATTTCAACGGTATTATTTTTTATATTCTCCTGTACTTTTTCAGCAAGTGTTTTCGCTGCCTCTGATTCTCTCTTTGCATTACTAGCCGTTTCATTGGCTTCTTTCACTAATTTATCTAGCTGATCAATCATTTCTTGTTTATTGCCAAGCGAACTAAGAATACGATTGTAAATTTTTCTTAATTCATCATTTGGATCAACAATTTCATGGTAATCTCCAAATACATATTTATCTTGCAATGGATTTTTAAATGATTCATCACCAGCAATCGCCCTTGCTTCTAGATACAATTTAGGTGTAAACCCTGTATCTTTTATTCGGATTGTATCGCCCTCATTAATTAATTCGTGAGCTAATCCAAACACACGACCAATTGATTGTGCTTCAACTTCATAAAAAACAGAGGAATTCACACGTTTTTTTAACTCTGTATTCATAAGAGTCATTAAACGTTTGGCATCCATATCATCGTTTTCTGTTTCTGGACTGTAAAAACCAAATTTATGTTGTCCTTTTTCGTTCCATCTTTGGAAAGCATCATTGTCCACAAGATAAGGGACACCTTTATTTATTTCTGTAATGGTAATGAATTCTCCGCCTTCTTTTTTTACGAAACCTAGTAAGGTTGTACAAATGTTTTGGGAGTTTTCAATACGTTTAATTCCTAGCAAGTCTTTCCCCAGGGTTATTTCCTTCCCTGTTTCTTGACCACGCTTCTTAATCATATCCACATAACGCCCAACGACTTGAGAACCTACAACTTCAGCGCGATATTGAATTTCTAACTCAAATAAAGAAGCAATCTTTTTAAGAAAAGATAACGGATCAATAAATTCATCGATAGTCATGGAACGGAAACTAGCATATTCTAAATTTCCTTTTTGCCACTTCGTACCTGCAAGAGCAATATCAACCATTTCAATTACTGTCTTATCTTCTAGTTTTTGTGGCGGAATAATTCCAGCTTTGGCAAGCTGAATCCATTCACCTGATGCATAAGTGGTTACTGATCTATCATCAGAATTCTTTTCAATTTCAGTAATTACATATGGAACAATACGACCATCACGCACTTCTTTTAACACTAAATTTTGTTGCATAAGTGTGGATGAATGCCTTGTATTATCAAATACAATAAACTCTAATGTATCAATGTTATTTTTGATTTCCCAATGTCTTTTATCCCCCCAATAATCTGCTGGCTGAATAGATGCTACAATTTGTTCTGTTTTAAAATCAACAACATGCAATTCACCACTTGGCGTTCTCATCTGTATCTCTCCCTGTAACTGATTGTCGCTGTAACATCTGGTGGCATAATATCAATACGATTGTCTCCACGAATGATCTTAGGAAACTCACTAAATATATCTTTAATATTAATAGCATCTTTTCCGTTAATCGTAACAAGGCTTTTTTCTGTATCAATAATTACTTTGTCTCCTGCATCGAAAATATAAGGTTTTGTATTAGAAGGGACTTTGTTTACCTTCCAAATTTTTAAATCATCAAATTGCATTTCGTTAACAGGCTGGTGATTAGCCCACTTACAAAGTGCAATCATAACTTGTGCGATTTTTCGGCTTGTCATTGGATTACTGTTGTCAACATCGTTCCATTGTTCCACTAGGGAAGCTCCGTCTATCTCTTTACCATCTATAAATTTAGCTACATATACAGACCATTTTGTCCCTCTTCTAGCAATACGCAAGCGTCCTCGGAATTGATTGAAAGTAGATAAGTAATAGCCGCTTGTATCTACTAATTTCCGAATGCTATTAGGGGTTCCGCTATTCCCGATTTTCATATGTGCTTTTGTAATTTCTGCCGTTACATATAAATCATTCATGTTAATGCGAGCTACCAGATTACTTGCGTCGTCCAATAAGAGAACTTCACAACGACCCATTTCTTCAATGTTTTTGGATTTTAAAGTCATCCATACCTCCATTTCAAAATCTTGCAATGGACCGCCTGGAATACTTTTCTTAGCTATTGCACCGTAAAATCCTTTCCCCTCTCCGTATTCTTCACAATATAATGCGTAACCGCCCCTTGATTTAAAACTACCTGTCCCCTTCATATCGTCAAATTGTCCAGTAACAGGAGTCCAACCTATAGGTGAAGCCATTTCATCCCATAATACACGCTCGCGCTCTTGTACCGATGTTTCCTCCACAGTTAGGGGATAACCAATACGGAAATAGTTTCGTTCTAAAGGATATTTACCAAACCAAACATCTAAAAAGGTGCTTGGTTTTTTTACAGTCATTTCAATTAATGCTGGAGCTTCTACGCTACCTTTATTTGTAAAATATGAAGTAGTCTCAGAAGACCAACTTTGTACAAATGGATGAGTTTGTATCTTTCCTAATTTATAAGGCATCGAACAAATGAATTTAATTGTACCGATACCAAGTGTTACAAATTCATCCGGATCAAAGCTATCATCCACAACAGCTAAATATGTTCTATTTGGTTCTACATCGAAAGTAAGCTCTGTTGGTTGATCTGTAATCAGCCAATCTGCAATTTCTTCTTTTATGATTTCTAAATCAGATCCATCAGGAACAATGATTCCTACAGGGATAGATAAAACACGCATTTCCGTTTGTGTGTTTAATAGTCTTGCGCCTGGATATCCAGGAACACTTAAGAAATTCCTTTTTAATGGCGCCCAAGCTGGTCTTTTCCATCCTTTTGCGATTTGAATAAAGTCTTTTCGTTCGTTATTAAATGTAAAAGAACTCATGTTGACACCTCATTTTTTATATAATAAAAGAAACCCAAACCTAAAAGTCTGAGTTTCTTTTTGTTTCTCTTTCTTGATACTCGGTTGTATAGCGATACGTGCCACGCGCCACATCTCGCCCCTCTAAAACAACAGAAACTTCAACAACTAAATCGCCACCAAGCATTGGAAGTACTCCACCGTCAGATGATCCTGAAGAGTAATTAAATACTTGATTTGATACGCTACTTGTCATGGCTTGTCTGCTATTTGACATACTTCCATACACACCACTCATGACAGTCTTTAATCCTGATAATTGACTTACAGAACTAGCCATCATACGGCTCATATCACTCATTAATTGATTTATTTCACCAGGCATAGCAAATTGTTCGCGTGACATGGCTGCTGCGATTCCTGCACCAATATCTCCAAGTGTCTTTTTATTTAAAGGTAAAACCGCTTCTGGTCCTGCCTCACCAGCTCCTTGCAAGTTTCCACCGTTCATTCCAAAGATAGTTGGTTTAGTGAAGATACCACCTTTCGCGCGCCAGTCAATATTTATTCCGGATGGATAAGTAATATCTTTACCTAAAACATTTTTTGTATTAGTTTGTAAGCTGAAGTGTGGAAGAGGTGGCATTTCAGGTTTAGGGATTTTCAATTTCAGATTTTCAAAGAATCCCTTTATTTTACCGACAAACTCTTCTACTTTTCCAACCGCATCTCGTATTGGATCAATAATAAATCGTTTCGCCGCTTCAAATTTTTCTTGTGCTGCACTCTTTACAGAATCGAATTTTTCTCTAGCTGAATTATATAAATCAGTGAATTTTTGCTTTGCCTGATTATAAGCGTTTGTTATTGGCTGAATAACATATTGCTTCACTAGATTCCAAGCTGTAAGGGTATAGGATTTTATAGAATCCCAATTTGATAATATCCAATTGGCTAGATCAGCAAGCTTTTGCTTGGTTGCATTCCACAATTCTTGAACCGGCTGAATAACGTACTGTTTTACCAAGTTCCAAGCCGTGAGTGTGTATGATTTGGCAAGTTCCCACTGTGAACTTAACCAAGAAATCAAATCACTAAATTTCTCTTTCACTAAGCTCCAAGCTTCCTGTACAGGCTGTACGATATATTGTTTAAATAATCCCCACGCAACTTGGGCCACGGCTTTTGCAATTTCCCATTGTGTACCGAGCCATGTAACTAATTCACCTATCTTTGTACTTACCCAATCATAAGCCTGTTGAATTGGTTGAATAATATATTGTGAAATGGCTGTCCATGCAATTTGTACCCCTGCTTGTATTAATAACCATCCAGCTTGTAGTACTGTTGAAATTAATGAAATGATTGGATCTAAAACTGTAACAATGGTATTCCAAGTTTCTTGCCAAGCTTGTACGAGTGTTCCCCACAATTCTGAAGCTATTGTAACTAAAGAAGTCCACCAAGAAGATGCCGTTTCAACAATTCCGGACCATAAACTACTAAAGAATTCGCCTATAGGATCAAAGAAACTATGCATCATTTCAGTAAAAGAAGCCCAAGCCCCTGAAAAGAATTCAACAATAGAATTCCAGGTAGTACTACATATTTCGCCTATACTTGTCCATAAATCGCTAAAAAATTGCCCTATTGGATCAAAGAATGAATGCATTGTTTCTAAGAAAGAACTCCAGGCTTCACTAGAGGATTGAACTATCCCATTCCAAAGCTCTATTAAATATTCCTTAATAGAATTCCAAACATCAATGGTCCATTGTTTTATAGAATCCCAATTTTTATAAATAGCAACTCCTAGAGCCACTATAGCTGCGATAATAATAGGAACAATAGCAACAAGTCCAGCTGCTGCTAAAGCTCCAATTTCAAAGAAACTCATGACTGTCATGACTATTGGCGCAAGTGCCATAATTGCACCTGAAATTATACCAATAGCTATTGCAACAGCTGTTAATGTAGCTGCTAACTTTGGATTGTTTGAAACCCATTCAGCTATTTTGGAAATGACATCCGCTATGACACTAAGAACTGGCTGGAGCGCAACTTGTAAATCCTGCATTGCTTTTTGAAATTTAACTGCTGAATTTGCATCCATTTTCTTAACAGAATCATTCAATTGATCTTGGTTTTGTTTCGTTTTATCTTGTACGTTAGCCAAACCTTTATAAACGGCAAGCATATTTGTACCTTGATCTTCCCATTTTGTTTTAAAGATTTCTGTTGCAAGTGCATTTTGTAATGATTTGTCTTTTATTCCATCAATCCATGTTGCGACTTCTGCCATTGCTTTCGAGCCGCCTTCGCCGCCATCAGCTACAGCTTTTCCCCATTCTTGCATTTTTTGAGTGGATACGTCTGTACCTTCCAATAAATCGGACATCGCTTTTGGAACTTCCTGACCAAAAGCCGCCATGTTAATCCTTCCCTCTTTAACCCCATCGTTGAGATTATCCAAGTTCCAGCTCTTGGTATTTATTCCTTGTTCAAAAATAGACTGTATTTCTTTAGCACTAAATCCCGCATTCTTCATCTGCATTCCATACTCTGACACTGTATCTAATTGTTCTGGTGGAAATCCTGCTTTTAATAGAGAATTCATTAAGGCTAAAGCTTGGTCATTCGATACACCTATCCCTGCGGCTACCTCATTTGTTTCTTGAATTAACTCAGTAAAATCTACTCCTTCAAAGGAATTTGAAATAACTGCTGCACCTTTTACAATTGCGGCGTTCACTTCATCACTAGCATTTTTATTTAATGCCCATTGTCTACGTACACCTTCTAAAGATGCCTCAGCATCAACGCCATAAGCGGTAACCCCTCTCACAGCTTCTTCTACAGACTTTTTAGAGGATTCTGGTACATCAAATGTTATATCAATCTTCGTTTGCAACTTTGACATATCCATCGCTTTTTCAATTGCGGTTGCAATTCCGCCACCAGCTGCCAAACCACCGATAACATTTTCTAATCCAATTTTTAATCCTTCAAACTTCTTTTCTGTTCTATCTGCTTCTTGCTGTAAATCTCTTAATTCATTTCGCACTTGCTGTATAGAATTCCCTGCATCTACAGATCGAAGAGCACGTTGTAATTTATCAATATCCGTCCCTGCGCCTAATGCTTCACGACCGATAATTCCAATCGCTTGTTCTAACTGCTTACTTGTAGCCGTTCCATTTCGAATTGCATTCACAAGACGATTTCCTAATGCTCCTGCAAAATCATCAACACTTTTACCTGTAGCTCTAAACAATGTTTCTAGTTGTCTTGTGGAACTCGCTACATTCTCTTGCTCAGCTTTCATGTTTCCTAGTTTATTTTTAAGACCATTAAGTGACCCTTCTGTAAATTCAATTTCACGCCTGAATGCACGGTATTGTTCTTCAGAAATCTTTCCGTTTTGGAATTGCGCTTGGACTTGTTGCTCCGCTGCTTTCAATTTGTCCAACTTTTGCGTTGTATTTTCGATTTGTTGTGTAAGTAATTTTTGTTTTTGAGAAAGTGCCTCAATATTACCAGGATCAAATTTCAAAAGACGTTCAACATCTTTTAGTTCTTTAGCCAAGCTATCACTTTGCTTATTAACATCTTTTAAAGCATTTTGTAACGGTTGAGTGTTACCATTAATCTCAATTGTAATCCCTTTAATTCTTCCTGCCATTTTCTCACCCCTTTCTTAGAATGAATCGAAGTCTTTTTGATTTGCTTTTCTAACTTTTTCTTTATCCGGATTCTCTAGCTCAGCGAATTCAGCAATATAATCAAAGCAATCACCAATTGTCATGTCTTCTAAATCCCAACGCGTTAATTTCGCTTTATAACAAAGAGCAAGGAACGTATCGGATGTTAATTCTTCATCACCGAAAGTCCCTTGCTCTCCATTATTTTGTGTTATTTTTTTTTTGCTCCCATAGTAACTTGGATTAAATCCATAATTTCCGGCATGATGTCTTCGATTGGGAACTCTTCAAATCCATCTAGCCACACCATAGGATCCGGAATACTTTGATCCGCTGTTTTAGCGAACAACCAAGTTAAATCATAAATAAGTTCAAAATCCACATTACTTAAATCAACATTAGACATATCAATAGGTTGTTGTGTACCATCCGGTGAAGTTAATGCGCTAATTGCTCCTAATCCCATCAAGTCTGCAAATAAATTACGTCTAAATTGAGCCTTATAACGTTTGACTGTTGCTGCTGTACTTTTAAGTCTGATTTGTTTTCCATCTATTGTAATTGTCTTTTCCATTTACTTACGCTCCTTTTGGTGCTACTGGTTTTTTAACGTACACTTCTTTGTACCAGTTATCGTAAATTGCTTGAGTTGTTTTAGAAGTTGTTTTTGTTTTAACCATCGGTCTTCCACCAGGAGCTAAAACGATTGGACTAGAAACAAATTTCAGTTCATTTGTATTTGGTTCAGCTGAATTTGTTTTTGTTTTAGATGCAAGTGTTGGACGACTTGCTGCACAGTTATACATAACGTGTCGAGTTGCGTTCACATCGCCATCGAATTCAAATAGTAATGCAAACGATTTTCCTTTGGCATCAGCTAACTCATTTAATACACCGTCTGTTTCATCTAGTTGCTCTCCTAATGCATCGATAGCAAATTGCTCCGGAATAGTTGCAATAGATAGCGTACCATCGTAACCTTGGTTATTACTTGCTGCGTAATAAAGCATGTCATCAGCATAAAATTCAATTAAATCACCGCGTGGTTCAAAAGTTAGTTCAACCCCACCAGGTAATGGAACTGGAGTACCAAATTTCACTATAAAGTCTTGAATATCAATTGGTACATAATGTACATTCTTTAAACCAAATGTGACTTTATTTTCTTTATTCATTTACATCAACCTCGTTTCATATATTTTTTGATACATTTTTTCTGATTCAATAAAAGTCCCATACGAGTCATAAGTAATTTCATGATCGTCTAGGACTTTTTCAAGTTTGGCTTCTGCAACTAAGTCTTTTTTAGTTGTATAAAGCTCAATGTTTAAATCATTTATTTTGTGGTAGACCTTGTTATCAGCCATTAAATTTGCTGATCCGTCCACAAGAAAACAAATATAAGGTGGCGCCGGAACTGGATTGGTCGGTGTTGCTGTAAAATGCGAATAAGCCACAGGATAACCTGTAGCTTCAAGAATTTTTGTTAATTCACCTAATGTCATTATCCAAGCGCCCTTTCAATCTGTCTTGGTAATTCATTAATTACATACTCTTCAACTGGACGAATGTGAACTTGAGCCGGAACACGTCCACCGCCAACCTTCGCATGTCCCTTTTCTAAAAGATGTGTTAATTGTCCTTGAGTATTATGAATAATAACACCATTATCTTCTTTTTTCTTACACCATCCTTTACGATAAGCACCTGTTTTTTTAGGACTGTTTTGTTTTAATTTACTCACAGCAACATCAGCAACTTCTTCTTGCGCTGTTAACAATTCTTCTTCCACAACATTCGCATATCTTTGTAACTCTCTAGCAAGTTCGCTCGCAAAATCGTTCATATTAAGCATGCTCCTTTGCGATAATAGTCAATGTTTGATACATTTCATCATCATTCATTGGTGGTTCGATAATATCAAAGATACGATCCTTCATTTTAATTCGCATTAATTCTGTAATACCTATTGTATAAGGGATAACAAACCGATAAATTCGTGTGGACTGTGAAGCCGAAGCTTCAATGTACTCCGAACCCTTCACCGTTTTGATCATTGCCCACGCTTTTTTTACTTCTTGCCAATTCCCAGTTTCAACTTCTTGATTCAATTCATCTTTTATTACTTCAGGTTGTTCAATGATAATTCGATTTCTACAATCACCTGTATTCAATGGTTTTTTGTACTGAAAAGGACGCATATTAATCACCGTCCAACTTAATTTCTTCTAATGCTTTATCGATGCTTAAACTATTAATCTGACTTAAAAAATTCTTGTCAAAATACTCCAATGCATCATTATAAACATAACGAGAACGTTCAAAGACTAATTCTTTGAACTCCTCGTCATTATTTAAATCGTAACCCCCACAAACTCTGAGTAATGCCTTGTTAGATGTAGAAAGGATGCGCTTTAGGTTATCATCTTCATCATCACCCAAGTGCATCCTATCTTTAAATTCCTGTAATATTACATCTGAAATTACTGTTTCCATTTACATCATCCTTGTGTCGGTGGCGTTACTTCTTCAAGTTTCAAAGTATAAACTTGTGAAGTGTATTTATCCTTTGGTTTACCTGTAGCATATTGTTTAGCAATATAAACTGTCGCATCTTCTAAAGCTAGTGTTTCTTCATATTTCTTGATTGGCTCTGTTCCACCCATTGCTGCAACATATTGACCTTTAACAAAGAATAATACTTTCCCTTGAGGTACAAACACTGACTCTGTAAGGATTGGGTTAAATGGTAAGCTAGTTACATATACTCCCGCCGCATTTTGAATTGTCGCGTTTGCCTGAATATCAAAAGTATCAAATGGATTAGTTACCATCACTACTTTACCAGCAATATTTTTTGGACGATCTGCGTCTGAACCATCAGCATTTAATTTTTTAGCTAGCAATTTAACAACGCCTTTTAATTCGTTGATTGTTTTGCGACCTGGTTCAAATGTTAATGTGCCTACTGGCTTTTTATCTGGATATACTCCATTCACAACACTTCCACTTGGATCTTTTAATAATCCGATAGGTTCATTTTTACCTGTACCAGCTACAAAACCACGCTCTAAACCTACTTTCATTGCTTCTGTAATCATTGTACGAACATAACGCTCTACCCATACAGGCCCAAGTTTCAACATGTCATTTGCTAATGGGATAAATGCCGTTAATTTAAGTTGTGAAATGCTATCTTTACGGAATGTAGCGTTTAATTGTCCTTTAATACCATCAAATAATGGTCCCCATACCGCTGCGCCTTCCGGATCTCCGTAAATGAATTCTGTTACCGCACCTAAATTTTCTAAACCGATATGTTGTAAGAAAGGATGATCTTCAACTAAGTCATCAAAAATACGTTCTTGAGTTGTTTTAGGTAAAGTTTCAGTAGACTTAAATCCACCTTCTTCCACAACTGCGTTAAAGTACTTCATTTCTTCGCTTGTTAATACATTAGCGCCACGAGACTGCATAATGGAACGATCAACCATTGATTCATTTACTTGATTTAAGATATCTGAACGAACATCTGTAGCAAGTGCTTCAATCATGGAATTCAATGCTGCTGTTTGTTCTTCTGGCGTACCTTCCTGTGTTGCTTTCGCAAATGCTAGTTTCTTTTCTTCAAAATTATTAAATTTAATAACCATATTTTATTTTCCTCCTAAATTTAAAAAGAGTGTACTCAAATTCTGTTTTGTATTAACAGGTTCTTGAATAGGCTCTTTTGGATTTGTATTTGTTTGTAAATCATTCAAAATTTCGTTTTTTAGGCCTAATAGTGCAGCGTTTAAATCTTCTTTTGTAATTCCTTGGCCCTTGTTCATTGTTCCATTTCTAAAACCATCGATTACTTTCTGTGGAAGCATAGCAGCAGCAGTAGTAGTTGAAGCTGTCATTTTAACTGGATTCTCCATAAACATGATTTCATCCACAAAGTTATTTTCTAACGCTTGTTGTGGTCCCATCCAAGTTTCTTCAGCCATCATATTGAGTAATTCTTCTTCTGACTTACCACTTTTAATGACATAGGCATTTACAAGTGTACGATCTGTTATTTTTAATCTCTCAGCTGCTTTTTCCATATCACGATGGTCTCCACCATTCCACATTGAAGCGTTATGAATCATGATTTGTGCTGTAGGCGAAATGCGAACTTTATCGCCAGCCATAGCGATAATAGAAGCTGCACTTGCTGCTAACCCGACAATTTGAACTTCCACTCGCCCTGGATAATTTTTTAATGCTGTGTAAATTTCTGAACCTTCATCTACATAACCACCAGGACTATTAATTGAAACAATTAAATCCTCACCATTTGCACCATTAAGTTCTTTTGAAATTTTACCTGGGCTTGTAGCATCCATTTCGAACAAATCATAAATCCAAGCTTCATCATTTGAAATAATTGGTCCTTTAACGTCAATTTTCACCGTCATTTGTATTCTCACCTCCTTCAGATTGAGTTAACCTTGTATAGTTTTTCGTAATATGATGCGTATTTAAGTTAGGATCATCAGAAACTTCATATCCTACTTCTAATCTAATTTCATTTCCTGTAAATGCACTTGAAGAAATGAGCTTATCAATACTTGTAGCAAGATCAAATATACTTTGATAAGAAACGGCTTTAATTTCAATCTTTTGACCTGAAAGATACTCTTCTTTTTCAAAGAATTTAACGTTTGCTTCATCTGAAATCTTTTTTAACAAAGGATTAACTGTGAAAAGCATGTAATTTTTTGTTTGTTTCTCTACATCAGCCATTTCTCCATATAATAAAGCCGTGGGAATACCAAAAGCCATTGCTACTTGGTTTAAAAAGCCGTTAGTTACTTTGTTTATTTCTTCCACACTTTGACCTGAGTTTCCACCGCCCGATGTTTCAGCGTATTTAAATCCTGGTTGTTGTGGAAGGATAGCAACGTCTTTTTCTCCAATCGCTTTATACATGTTATCAATGAATTCTTGTAGCTTCGCTTGATGTTCTTTACTCTTTGCAGCAAGCATGTCCATATCAACAGTTCCGCGAATTTGATTCTTGCGTTTTTGAGAACTTAATATCCTACCGAATAAATCACCATAATCAGTAAACAAACCATCGATAAGAGGTGATAATTTGTCATTCCGATATCTTAAATGAATAACTTCACTTTGTTTAAAGCTTCTCTTAAACTGATAATCTTTTACTGTGACATTCGTAAAAGTATCTTCAAATACAGCATATTCATTATGTTCAAAGTCATCAGCAATAAGTAGATCACCATCATCAGCTTGTATAATCAAAGCTTCATTATCATAGATAAGTTTGTAAATGAATCTTTCCCAAAAGGTACTTGCTGTCATATTCTTATTCGGCCTAACATTTAATCGGTAGTAAAGCTCATCCTTTTCGAATTCTTCACCGTTTTTAACTCTAAATTCCGACTGACTAATTGTTCTTCCTAAAAAAGAAATACATGTATCAATCGCTAGTCGCTTCATGTGGACTCTATTTGCCTTTTCGATAAACATTTCCACATCAAACATAAATCCTAATTCACTATTTCTTTTAAATACCGTGTCCAACCATCCAATGATTATCACCCCCTTTATTAGAATTTAATACCGTCTAACATAAAGTCGAATTCATCCACAAGAATGTTATCCGCTTGCCATAATGCATGAATAAAAGCTTGGAATCCATCTGTTTTGCGCTTAAATTCATCTTTCTTCAAATATTCCTTGTTTCCGTCTTTTTTGATGTGGACGTAAACATTGTTGGTGTACCAACGCATTAATGGATTATCTCCAAAAATAATATGATTGTTTGCAAATAACGTTTCAACTCTTGGAGCTAAAAGAGAATGTATTGCCTTTGGATTACGAATATACAACAATGTAAACCCTTCAGCTTCAAGTGCCGTTTTAACAAGATCAAGACGGAATGTATCAGCTACAATCGTATTAACACCGTATAACTCACGCATTTTTACAAACCAATCTACTATGTGAGAGATATTAATTACTGGCTCATCAAGAATAGTAAGCAATCCTTGTTCTTCCCATTCTTTAATAGGTACTTTTAATTTCACTTTGTCCAAAAATCCTTTTCGTACAAAAGAATGTGATTTCCAAATATAATCCTCACCATGCTTAAACAATAATCCGACTGATGCAAAGTCCTTGATGCTGGCGAAATCAAGGCCGCCAACAGCCGTTTTGTGTCTTAAATCAGGAACTTCTCTAATCGTTTCTCCATCTTCTTCAAAACCTGTACGCATTATTTCTTCCCACGGAGCTACAGACTTTGTTAAATCTGTTTCGGGATAATTCATACGTTTTGTTATGAATTCTTCACGGTTTGATGGATTGTTTGCTAACTGTTTGTATTGAGTTAATACCTTTTTAAATAACCCTTTAGCATAAGAGCTTCTTGGCTCACTAAACATAGGGTTAGCCTTTTCCCACACATCAGGATTATCAATTTCTTCTGGGTTATCAATTTTGCAGATGAAGGGGAACAATGGATCTTCTAAATCTTTTTCTTTTAGAATGTTCATCGCTCTTTCTTTTGTCTTGTCCAAGAATCCATCACGGACAAAACCATCTGTACCAATAAAAAATTCTCTAGCATTTGGCACTTTTCCAAGTCCACTAGAGAATACATTAACTACATCAAAGTTTTCATATCGATGTATTTCATCATAAATTACACAACCGTCACGAAGTCCATCTTTAGAACCAGCATTAGATGTATGATATTGCATAACACTTTTTGTATCATTGCCAAGGATTTCAACCTTAGTACGATAAAACATATCTTCCAATACTTCTTTACCTTCAATTGCATCATAGACTTCACGGAAAGAAACTTTCGCTTGCTTCTCGTTGTTGGCCACAATTGAAACATTGTATCGATCTATTCCGTGCAGTGGACTAATAAAGAAATGACATAACGATGAAATTAAACCATTTTTACCGCCACCACGAGCCATCATAATTAAAAATTGCTCATAAAAAACAGAATCATCTTCTTCATAAAAAAGAAAAACAAATGCTGTTAGGAATTTTTGGAATGGTTGCAATTCAAAGTACCATTTCTCAGTGAATTTTATATAATCCTCATGCATTTCATTATCGAAATACAAGTCATCACGTATCAAAATGTATTTCTCCAGGTACTCAATTAGCATTATGCGCTCTTTATTCAGCTTAATTTTCCTTGTGCGATACATTTCAATATAATCAGTGACATATTTATTTTGAATCATGTTAAATCTTTAGCTGAGCGCTTAGTTTTTTGAGGAACAACAATTACTTCAGCAGATGCTTCCAAACCAAGCGCACCCAAAATCTTTATCATTCGATCATTGGTTTTATGTAAATCATTAATGGAAGGATTTGATTTTGGGCCATGCATACCAGATACCTTTATTCCGGTGTCTTGAATATCATCGATAAGCTCACACTTTAAATCCCATAATGATAAATAGTCTTGAACTAAGTCTTCATAATGATTTCCAACAATTTTTTTCTTTTTCAATTGGTTGTATAAGTCTTTTTCAATACGTTCTCTCAAGGTTTCACGACTGGTTTTAGCCACTAGATACCCTCCTTCCGATTTACATTAGTTTCCAATATATTATAACGCGCGAAAACGGTGATAAATTTGGAAAATCGACCCCCCTCCTCCGGTGCCCCTTTGAACATTTTTTGTTGAAATTTTTTAAGGGGGGGACTGTTATTGCTGATTCTTTTTTACCATTTTTCATCGTGTTCCCATTTGTTGATTTTCTTTTCGAATAATCTACCGTGTTCTTTATTGTGGCAATCCACACAGACTGTTTCGAGATTGTCTTTGTCTAATGCAAGTTCAGGATGATGTTCAAGTTCTTTTATATGATGGACAACGAGTTGAATCTTCTTACGCTTGGCACTCTCACTGTACTCATTCGTGTCTGTTTGCACTCGACCATTGCGCTTACACTCTTGGCATTCATAGTTGTCTCGCTTCTTTACTTGCTCGCGTATACTCTTCCACTCACCACTGTCATAGAACTTACGCTTCTGTTGTTTGGTTTTATATTCTTTCATTGCTCTCCACCGATTTACTTTCTTCTAAGAATGAATCGATAAGCTTACTAATTAAACTTATATCAGCTTCTTTCTTTACCTTTCTTGTTGTCTTATCAGCCAACGCTTCCACTTCTCTAATTACTTGTGGTATCTTCTCTACTTCAACGTACTCTTTAAACTCTTCCCCTTTGATACCTGAAAGTATTGAACCAATGGCAATTGCCTTCTCAAGTTTGGTTAATTGCATCTCTTCTTTTCTCCTTCCTCGATCTTTCCGCGGAATTGAATATCAAGGCATTTTTCACAATAGAAACTCCCTAATATATGAATAGATACTTGTCTGTTATCAGCTTGTATCTGTGTTGTTTTACTATCCATCAATCGATATTTATGTTCACATTCTTTATGTTGATTGATATGTTGTTTGTACTTCTCTAACTTCCGCATATCTACAAAAGCACCATTACACTTAGGACAAACAGTAACTTCTTGATATTCTTCTTTAGATGGATAATTTACTCTATCCTGATGACCGCACACTAAACATTTAGAAGTATGGTAATGGTTAATCTCAGTACGAACCTCACACATCTATCTCACTCCTTTAGCAAGAATATTCCAATTATATATTTACAAATAAATACAAGTTGCTATAATAAAATTAACATTGCCATCAGGAAAAGCGATTCGCCCCCATGCGAGTTGCTTTTCCTTTTTTTATGGCTATTGTTTTAAAAATTCATCTATTGTTTTATCAAGCAAACTAACCATTGCTTCTCTCTTTTGCTTTGGTGTTGTGTTGTCTTCCAACTCATTAAAGATAGGAAGCACACTTTCTAATTTCTGTTTATCGATACGCTCATTTACAAGGTCCGTTCCCAACATTGAAATGAATGTACTAATTACAGCAGCTTGTTCTTGTTTATTTAGTTTCATTTACTTTCACCTTCTGTTCTAAATCGTTAACACATTGCTTCAATCCATCTACAGTCTCACTCAAATAGTTAATTCGTCCCTGCATGATCACTTTCTCATTAGCCATTTGTTCTACTGTTGCTTCTAACATTAGAAGTCTATGATTTATCGCATTTATATCTTCCATCATTCATCCTCCTCCAAAATAAAAAAGCACCCATCATGGATGCTAAAAGAATCTTATTTTAATAATTTTGTAGTCTGATTTAATTTATACAGGGAAATGAATAAACCTAACACTTTTAGTTTACATAATTATAATTATTTACAGTAGTTGTTTTGGGAAATTGCTGATATTACTGCGTTTGTTGATTACCGAATTTTATCGAATATGCATTATTTTATACATCGTTGATTTAACAACATTCTTGTAACTCATTTCCCTCGATTTCTTGCATAAACTTCACCTTGTTAACTAACTGTATTTTTATCAAGAAAAGAATCCCCTAATTACTTTTTCCTTATTTCTATTACTATTCCGGTACGTGATATTTTAATATCCACGCATAAACAAAAGAGCAACCGATACGTTCAGTTGCTCTTACGTAAAATTCTATGAAATTACTATAATCCATTTTTTCAATAGTTAACATTCACAGAGCTGAGTGTCATCAAAGTGCAAGTTCTTCCGCAAACTTTATTCGTCTTATAATCTCAGCATGTTTTTTATAAATATAGCTAGAACTGTAATTCATATTCTCAGCTACTTCTTCTAATGTCATTCCATCAATATATTTCTTTTTAATAATTTGATTTTCTAAACCTTTGAACTTTCTTATTAAATCCACAAGATTCCTCATTTGCTCTTGTTTTATAGAAAGTTCACTTTTTATCTTCTCAATTATCTCTTCTACCTTTGCACCTTGTGAATCTGATGTTAAACGTACATCGCACAAATCGCCACTGATCCAACGTTTTAATTCAGCTTCTGTTTGTTCTAAGTTGTATTCTAAATATACAATTTCTTCTTCAAGTTTTTGATAATCTTTAAGCCATTTAAACAAGGAATGACTCACCTACTTTCTATTTCAAAACCTGGGCTTATTTCCTCATGTTTCTTCTTTTTAGTTGTAACCTTAATTGTCCCACGCACACGTTAAACTTATTAGCAATCTTTTTGTATGTCATTCCGTTCTCTTTAAACTTGACTGTTGTTTCGCAAATTTCATCCCATTGCTCTGTTGTTCTTCGCTTTTGCTGTTCGTTTACGACTTTACCACCTAAAAATGCACCAATTTCATTGAGCCTTTTTCCTATGTCGCATTTACTCCAACAATATTGCAAATCACGAGAATACCTATTTTTACAAACATGACAATGATCCTCTAACAGCTTCCCAACTTCCATTCTCGCTTCTTTTTTATTCATATAGCTGTCATTCCTAATTTATCTACATAATACAAATAATCAACGGCTGCTCTATTTGTTTGTGGCACTATATACGCCCTTTTCTCAAATTCCTCTCTTGGAATAGACTTTCTTCCTCCATCATAAAGCATTGATTCGTAATATTCAGCTACTAAGGAAACTGGAACAAAATAAATAACATGGTCTGTTCGGAATTCAATTAAGAAGAAACAAATAGCACCCATTTCTTGTGTATCCTTTAGATAGTCAATTTGATGTCTATGTATATACTCTAGAGGGAAACTTGTATTCTTTTCCGTAGATTTCGCTTCAAAATATACCGCTCTACCTTTGTAAACACCATCATAATCAACTGTTGATTTCTCTTGCCAATTGCTTTTCGTTATATTTCCTCGTTTATCAGTTTTCAAGACTTTAACTGGTGTAGGTCTTTTATTAAAAACACCTATGTTTGCTGATTTATACATTCGGTTTGTATTATTTAATAAAAGCTCTAATGCCATTCCTCTATTTGCATAACCCATCTGGATCTCCCACCTTCTATTTTAAGATTCCACGTTTTACAAATATATTTCTCCATGCAGATTTAACTCTATCTTTCTCGAACTTTTTAGCACGTTTATTAATTGCTTTCTTGAGTTTTCTTTTCTTACAATTAACCATTTAAGCCCCTGCTTTCTACTAATAACTATAAATCTAATAAAACACGTTTTTTTTCCTTCCTAAGACGTTTTAACATTCACATGATAAATTGTATTAGGATGAAAAAACGCCTTAGTTTCTCCTTAATCTGAAAAGCCATTTTTTCGACGAAATTAAATTTTGGTAGTAATATCTGAACTCCTATATTTCAAGAAGCCCAGATTACATCATTTATTTAAGCTTCACCCTGCCATATCTTCTTTAAAAAACAATGGTTCTAAATCTTCTGCTGCAACTTGATATGTTTTAGTAGAATTAACCACACCTACTGTTACAATTTCATCATCTTGATATAGTACTGTTAGTGCATTTACATCATCCGTTACCCAGTCACCTGTAATAAACTTCCCTGGAACTCTTCCTTTACGTCTAAATACTTCACGCCAACTTTCCATATCAATTTCTTCTGCAGTAGCTAAACGGCACTGATCTATATGATTGAATCCCCATTCCCCTTTAATTGAACCTTCACTTTGCCAAAATCCCCATAGAGCCAGTTTATTACGAACGTTATTGTTAACAGCTTTTTCAACCTTTGTAATTTGTGGTCCATCTTCCATTTCACAAATAACCCATTGCCCTTTAATTTCTTTTTGATTTGCTATTTGTAAATTCATTGATTCTCGCTCCAATCTGCTTGTCCTAATGTAATAATCATTTTTCGTTCCAAAACATTCCCCATCACAGCATTCATCCATAAATGAGGATTAATTTTTCTCTTTAGAAATTCAACGACTGTAATTAACTCTTGAGTAGATAGTGATACAAATTCGCCTAAAGGTTCTTGATTAAACTTGCCACCACGTTTTTCTATAGTTAGAACCACTTCATTTTCAATAACGTATCTTTCTGCAGTTACTAAATTGAATTGACGGACCTTATCACGCCCAAACCCTTTTATTAATTCCTTTAGCAAATCGCAAATCAAGCGAAAATCTATTACTTTTAACGTTTGCTCTATTTGTCCACTACAACTTTTACACAATGTTTTCTCTAAACCATCAATGTACATATTTCTTTCATCAGTAGGCGGAATAGAATTACCGCAAATATCACACCATTCCCCTACATCAGCAAAGATATCTAACATGTAAATCACTCCTATGATTTATATTTGTTTAATACTTCTTGCAATCTCTCACGTTCTTTATCAGTAGATTGTGAGTTTTGTTTTTCTAATTCTTTTGTAGTTGGTTCAACATCTTCACGTAACCAATCTGGAACCATTTCTTTTCTATTCGAATGACCTGTACCCGATCTATTAGATTTCCTGTTCTTATTCATTTCAAAACGTCTATCTAACGCAGCGACATCATCTAACGTTTTTACTTTTTGCTTTTGCCAATTCTTCAATATTGCTTTTATGTAATTCCATTTAGGTGCATTCTCATCGATTGCTTTATTAGTGGCATGTAAAATTAACTCTCGGCCAAATAAATCACAAAACTCTCCTAATTCCGTAATTGCAATTTCACTTAGAGGAATGCCTTTCTCTCTTAAAAAGTTGTAACTGATTTTAAACTCTTCATTGACTAATACATGTGATTTTGATTCATCCTTATCATCATGATGATGATTAGTATTTGGTATATTAGTATTTAGTTTATTAGTACTTGGTATATTAGTATTTAGTAGCTCGGGATTTTCCACCGGAGGATTTCCCACCGGTGGGTTTTCCACTGGTGGCTCTTCCACTGGTGGAAAATCCGCCAGTGGCTCCACTTGCGGAACTTCATGAATTACCGTTTCCCAACTGACAATTTTATTGTTATCGTTTCTAATTGGAAGACGTTGTAAATACCCATATTCTTTTAGCTCTTTCATGCCGCTTCTTAAACTATCAAGACCATCCTTAGCATGTGTAGCTAACTCTTCTCTATAAAATACCCAATCATCCGGAAGTGTAAGGATATACGCTAAAATACCTTTCGCTTTCCATGAAAGCCTTTCGTCTCTTAAACCGGTATTATTTACGACAGAATAATTTTTGTTCTTTTCCACTCTTACAATTCCCATATTCCCTACCTCTCCTGTTTGCAAAAAATCAATTAATTGCTATAATACATATTATTGTTTTTACTTTAGGACCCGTGGCAGCGGGTTCTTTTCTTATGCATGTCTTCGAATTGCTTCAACAACTTCTTTGCTTCCACCTACAGATTCCAGACGATCTGCTACATTTAAAACATCTCTGCTCTCCTTAGAGGAATCATTTTTCATTTTCTTAAAATACATAGCTGATAACTCTTTTGATATTTCTAAATCTCGTTTGATTTGTTTTTGATATAAAGCATGTAGTTCAATGTAAGCGTTCTTGTTACCATTTCTATTTTCTTGTTCCATCTGCTTATATAAAAGTTGTTGGTTATGCAGGCATTCCCTACGCTCCTCTTCTAATTCCATAGCCTTTTCTAGATGTTCCAGAAGAACTCGGCTTTCTGTCCCCATTGTTTAGCACCTCTCTTTCACGGCGATCACTTTCATCAAACTTTCGCTCAATAAAAGTACCGCCTTTGTAAATTCCATACATAAGTACCGCAAACCCTAATCCAAAGATGCAAACATTCGTTGTACTTTCTACCGTTATAATGTCCATTAGGCTAAAATAAACACCTTTTTAGACTCTACTTCTTGCGATAATGCTTCATTTAGGTACTTTTTAATATTATTCATCGCTTCTAACTTCCAAGCTCCACCATCGGCTTCAAATAAGCCACAACGAGCACCATCACGCATTCTGAATATAAACTTACTTTCTGGTTGTTTCACTTCAACAAACGTTCTATACGGGCTTAATTGAACTGGATTAGGTACTTTAGCATTACCTCTACTAGCAACTCCTGTTTTCACCGTTACAGCTTGTGATACTCCGTCATCCCCAATCTCCTTTACATCTTCTTCTACAACATTACCTACTACCTGTAAAACGATGCCTTGATGATTGTTTTGTACAAAACCAGATTGCAATGCAATATTAAATTCCTCCCTGTCATAAAAGTTTCCAAAATTAAAACGTGGAGTAGATGCTTGTGCTTTGATATATGTACTTCTAGCCTTATCTCCATTAACTGCAGTAAAGCAACTTACCGTTGTTGGATTTTCAATATGGATCATTAAAGGCTTTGCAGTATCAAATTGTGATTTCACATAATCTACTAAACCAGATAAACTACGCACAATAACTTCTGCAGGTGTTGGTTCCTGAACAAGATGTAATCGTTGCGTTGAATATGTTTGTTCACCGATTTTGTGTGTTTTAATTGTTCCAATCTCTAATACTTTATCAATCGCATCTCTTGTCATAGTCATTTTTTATTTCCCCTTTTCTTAATTAGATTTAGTTTTCAAATAATCAATTACTACTGTTTGCTTCTCAGCAGCTTTATTTTGTTCTACCTCTTCTACTTCTGCTACAGGTTGTCCAACATCTGTTTTCACATCACCCTGTAGATCCATATAAAACTGTCCCTGGATTCCAGAAGATAACTCTTGACCAACTAAATTTCCGTTTTGGTCCATATCTAATAGAATCTTAGACTCTACCACTTCTGTTGGTGCTAGTTTCGATGTTGCTTGAACCTGACAATTCCATACATCACGCTTTTTATCACCGGCGAACGAAAGTGTTATAACAATCTTTCTTGCCTTTTTCGGATCAGTATTCAAATCCGCCATATTTTCCATTACACGCTCAAACTCTTGGTGAAACCTTTCAGCAAGTGCTCCATCAGCAAATGTATTTAAATCAATCATGACTTCCATTGTTTTTACTCACCTAAACCTTTCTCGATTAAAATTCAACATCCACCTGTACTTCGATATTCATGGGGATTTCTTGCGTTACACGAATTAATTTTGGACTCACGCCTTTTTCAATCAACTTTTTAACTTCTTCTTTTGCAGCATCTTTTGAGTTAAATTCACTGATACCCGGAAAACCTGCGAAATTACTAGTAATCACTAAAATTTTTTGTTGCATGTTACTTCCTCCTATTGCACTTCTGCCATATTGATTTGTGCATTTATAGTCGTGATTTCTTCATCTAAAATTGTTGGAATTGAATATTCTTGATTAATGATTTGAATTGCTCTATCTAAATAGTGACGTTTGATAGCTTTATAACTATTCACACCAAACTCCCTATGTAGTTGACTATAAATATCGCTATATAGTTTTCTTCTAAGGCTAATATCCTGATATGCATTAGAATCCTTGCCACCTAGTAGAAGAACCCCTAACTTCCTTACAGCTTTTGATATTTCATCACATTCAACAGCATATAAAGGAGCATTTTCACGTAAGTCCTTTACATCAGATTTAATATGTTGAATTTCTTGGGCCTGTCCTTCTAAGGCTTCAAACGTTAATTTCAATACACTCATTGGATCCCTTGGCACTTTCAGCTGATTTTGTATGTGTTGTTTCATTCGTTTGAACTCTTCAATAAACTTAATTTTCATTTGAACAGCTTCTTTTGTGTTGTAACTCATGACAACTAGTGTAAAGGCTTCTTCTGTTAGGTCGATTTTAGGATAACGACGTCCTCTATTTTCATAGGTTCGCTCCTTAAAATTTAGGAGCGAAAATTCTCCCCCCGCATAGTCCATTTGTGTTTTAATATCAGACATGACATTGTCATGTCGTTTATTAAATACTTCTGCAATCATTAAGCTATCTGTAAAAACTTTTCCGTTACTTTCATACACTAGTTCACTATGTATGGGCATTTCATTCACTGCAGCTATTTGATTCATTTTAGTTCCCCCTTTTATAAGCTTGGAATAACCTTAGTTTTTTTCACATAGCGATGTACCAAATGTAATTCATTACTTACTTTTTGAAGATTAACCAATTATCAGGATTTAAATTGTATGATTTAATATGAACCTTTTCTTTCTTTGTTGGATTTTTACCATTTTCCATTTATATCTTCTCCTTACAACTCATCAAAAAATTTCGAAAGAAATTCTTTCATTTCTCTCGCCTTAAACAACCAACGATTATTTTTTTGTTTTGCAAATTGTTGTACACGAGGATCACAAACAACATATTCCATTAACCAGTCATAACTTCGACTTGTTTCATATTGAAGTCTCTTCATATCCCACCAAGTACCAATTCCCATATCAGCTAACCTTTCATTAACTTGACGAGAAACTTCTTTTTGTAAGTAGACATCATCAATTATGACCTGCACTGTCGCTGTCATTATGAAGCCTCCTTCACATCTAAAATTTTCATGATTTTTTCTCTTACTTTTTTTCCGTCCCTTTTTCCTGAAAGAATATCGGATAGATACGGATTTGAAATACCTAACATTTCTGCTAAATCCTTCTGCTTCATATCATTGATTATCAGCCATGTTTTAACTTTAATTTCGAATGCATTATTATCCATACTTTCTCCCCTTTCTATTTTATTAGCTAATTTTTTAGCTTTTTATTGACAACATCTATCCTAAAAGTTAGAATTAAGACATAGCTAATAAACCTACATTAATAGCCTTTTACGTTGGGGAACGTGGTATGACGGCTTTATTCAGTAGTGTTTCGAGAGCTAAATAAATAGCTTATGAACACACAATACTATCCTATAAGTAAGAAGTCAATAAATAAATATAACCTTTAGGGTAGATTGTGTTTTAGCGTAAGATAGGTGGAAACAAATGACGTTATTCGAAAAAGTAAAAGAACTAGCTTCTAATCAAGGACTATCAATGGCTGAATTAGAAAGGCGCTTAGACTTTAGCCCTAATACTTTATATAAGTTAAAAACACAAAAGCCATCAATAGATAGAATAGAAACTATAGCTCAATACTTTAATGTGTCAACTGATTACTTGTTAGGAAGAACTGACAAGAAATACTGGGAACTAAACGAAAAAGAGGAGAAGGATATACAAAAGAAATTAGAAGAATTAATAGAGGATATGAGTAAATCTGAAGCACTTGCTTTCTCTAAAGACTCTGAACCAATGTCAGAGGAAACTAAGCAGTTACTACTTGTATCATTAGAAAACTCTCTTAGATTAGGGAAACAAATGGCTAAAAAGAAATTTACACCTAATAAATACAGAAACGAATAGTGATAGGAGCGGATCTGGTTGGTTTCAAAACAACAAATCAATTTAAAAATAGACAAACTACTTAGACAATATAACACCAGGGATCCATTCCTCATTGCTGCAAAAAAGGGGATTATAGTCATCACAGAAGACTTAGGAGATATTTTTGGATACTATCACAAAATATCTCGTATCCCCTTTATTCATATTAACGAACGACTTTCGTATCAAAATCAAGTATTCACCTGCTTTCATGAATTAGGACATGCTATCTTTCATCCGAATGAAAATACCCCTAGATTATCTAAGGTATCGCTATGTTCTGAAATCCGTATAGAAGCCGAAGCAAATTACTTTGCAACAAGATTTCTTATCGATGGAAGTCACCATGATTACTACATACAAACCAAACAAGAATTATTACAACATTACGGAATACCCAAACAAATGGAAAGATTCATTTGAATTTACAACGTTAACAAAAGGACATTCTTTATAAATAGAATGGAGTGATCACAATGGCTAGTTTTAGAAAACGTAAAGACAAATGGGAATACCGAATTAGATACAAAGAAATGGGGAAATACAAAGAAACCTCTAAAGGTGGATTTAAAACAAAAAAAGAAGCTCAATTAGCTGCTGCTAAAGTAGAGGAAAAATTAGCAACCGGGGGCAATTTGAAGGATAGTCAAATAACATTCAACGAATACCTTTATGAATGGTTAAATACATACAAGAAAGGTAATGTAGCTCCCAGAACTTATATGGTCTACGAGAAAAACATTAGACTTCATATTTTACCTGCGTTCGGCGAATTAAGGTTAAAAGATTTAACTAGGATTAAATACCAAAAATTTATTAATGAGCTAATGGAAAAGTACAGTAAAAAAACAGTAGAAACAATTAATGTCACAATGCATCATGCTTTAGATATAGCTGTCAACGAGCTTGGGATTTTAGAAAAAAATCCTACTTCCAAAATTAAATTAAGAACTACACGTGTAACCTCAAAGGAAGATAGAGTAAAATGTTATGACATAGACGAATTACAACAATTCTTAAATTATGTTCTTAAAGAAAAAGGCGGATTCAAATACTTCTCCCTATTTATGTTTCTCTCTCGAACAGGATTACGTATCGGGGAATGTTTAGCCCTCCAGTGGGAAGATGTAGATTTTGAGGAACAAAAGCTATTCATTAATAAAACATTAATCAATACCAAAAGAAGTGAAAAAATTTTATTCGGTCCACCTAAAAATAAAAGTAGCAAACGAACAATTTCTTTAGATCCCTCTACTATATCTCATTTAAAGAAAATGAAGATAGAGCAAAATAAACAAGTTCTAAAGAATGGAAAATACTATAAAGATTATAATTTTGTGTTTACACATGAAGATAATTCCTGTATGCTACACCCAGCAACCTTAAAATTTCTTTTAGAAGCCTGCAGAAAAGGTAATTTCAAATACATTACCTTGCACGGATTTAGGCATACACATGCTGTCCACTTATTGCAAAGTGGGGCAAATATAAAATACGTCTCAGAACGTTTAGGGCATTCCTCCATAGATATGACAGCGAATGTTTATCTTCACGTTACAAAATCTATGGAGGAAACTGCCGTAAACCAATATGACCAGTTTTTAAAATCTCGTGGGCAAATTGTGGGCAAGCATTTTTAG